TCTGTAAAAAGTGATTTGTCTGGTAAGAATGATAGAGAAAAAATTACTTCAGCTCTCAAGAAACTTATAAAAGACGCTTCGTTCTCAACTGGCGGTGTGATTAAGGATCTTGTTAAACTTTCTGGGGAAGATGGTATTAGTTTCTTACAACGTGGCAAAGCTGTTCTTTCTAAGGAACAGACACAAGCATTGTTGAATTTTAAGCCTGTTATTCCACAGATTAATTCTATTATTGGCAATCTGAAGAACATTCCCGAGAAAGTTTCATCACAATCTCCTACTTATCAAATCGACAATAGAACTATTGTTGAAGGTGTCGCTACAGACCAGATTGTTAAACAAATGGAAGGTGTTGCTCAGAAACAGGCTGAAAATGTTGTAAAAAAGATCAACCAAGCAACTTATGCCAAAGGTGTAAGAAAATAATTTATGGAGAGGATGTAATAGTCCTCTCCTATTTGATTGGAGGAAAACATATGTCAGAAGTGACTAATGAAAGAAAAGTAAGTATTCTCGAAAAACTGCTTCTTGAACGTGATGAACAGATTCGGAAGTTACAGGAAGAGAACACTGAATTAGAGAAAGAAATTGAAAGTTTTGGAAATGATATTCAGGAATTACAAGATATTATTTCTGAGACACAAAAGTTAAATAGAGAGTTTTCTGGCACTAACAGAGAAATGAAAAAACTCAAAAAGAAATATGAAAAAGAAATGAAGAAAGTGATGTAAAAAGAAAGGAGGCTACCATGACAATTCAAACTCGTGGTTTTACTTTTGATAATAAAACTTCTGATGAGTATGGACTGATGGTATGTGAATTTGACGGGAATACTCCATCTGATACAACAGGTGGCAATATTGAATTTACACTAACCTCCTCTCCTATTCAAAATAGATGGTGTAAAAATGGAAATGCAAATTATTCAGAAGCGATTAAGTTTGAATTCCAAGTTATGAAACAGAATTTTGAGCCAATTGATTCATATGAGTATTCTGCAATTGCTCGATGGTTACAGAGGAAAGATGATTATAAGGAATTCACAGTTACACGATTAGATTATGATACAGTTCATTTTAACGCACAATTAAATGTATCCCCTATTTCTATAGCTGGTGATATTATGGGAATTGCAATCACAGGGATAACCGATGCTCCATTTGGATTTGGACAGTTAATAACATTAAAAGCAACAACAGAAAATGGTATTGGTGTGCTAAAATTTGTAGATATGAGTGATGAAATTGGTTATATTTATCCCGATATAAAAATCGACATTTCCAGTGATTGTAACCTTAAAATTACCAATGAAACATCGGGTGAATTTTTTAAGCTGGATAATTGCATAAATAATGAAGTTATAAAAATTGATGGAACAATCTTAGAAATCACTTCTACAGCTATATCCCATAAAATCTATAATGATACAAACTACAAAATACCACGTATTGTAAACGACTTAAATAAAAGGACAAATATATTTAAAATTGATGGTAATTGCACTCTTACGATGAAATATAGACCAATAAGGAAGGTGGTGATCTGATGGCAGTTCAATCATTCAATTTACCTGTTGACTTCTTGAACAATCTTGAAAAACCAATTATCTACATTGCTAAAAAGGATAAAACTTTTCTTGGTGCAGTAAGCATCTATGATGATTTATCTCTTACTTTTAATCTAAATGCTTATCAGACTGCTTCTTTTAAAATCTATAGAGACATCAATGGTAAGAAATATGAACATTATGACGATTTTCAAGAAGACCGTCTGATAATGATTCAAGGTATTAGTTGGTACAAAATTCATGTGGAGACTAATATCGAAGATACAGGAATCTCAAAAAGTATTACTGCAAACTCATTGGAATGTACTTTATGTAATAAGCGACTTATTGATTTTGAATGTAATACAGGGGAGATTTTGTATGATGATTATGTAAAGACCATCTTCTACGATCCTGCCAACCCAAAGGGAAGTCTGTTGAATCGAGTATTAAATGTTGCTCCAAGTTGGTCAGTTGGTCATGTAGATGCTACTCTTGCTAACAAACAGAGAAGTTTTGACGAGGACGATGTGGATGTATATTCATTCTTGACTGGTGATGTATCAGAAGCATTTAATTGCTTGTTTATTTTTGATACATTCAATATGACTATAAATGCATATGACTTAGACAATTATGGTGATGATACTAATATATACGTTTCTATGGATAATATTGCACAATCTATGACAGAAACCATTGATGAAAATAGTATTATCACATGCTATCGTGTAAATGGCGGTGATGGAATTTATATCAATGAAGTCAACCCAAATAGCACAAATAAGATTTACAATTTTGAGTATTATTTACCAGAAATGAAAGAATCTATTCAGAATAAGGTAAAAGCATATAATGAGAAATATCAGTCTTTAAAACCACAGTACGAAGAAATTATGAAACGTCTTGGTGATCAGATTGGCGTAATCCAGGATCTCGAAACGCGATTACCTGATAGTTTGGATTCTAAGGATTGGACGAAATATGGATTAGAGTTTTTGGATTCTAAGGTTAAATCGTTCAAGAATATAGATGAAGTTTATTGTGCCCAAGGTATGAATAAACCAGGCTCTTTTAACTATAATCTGTATCAGCAAAATCTTGAGGATTTGAACAATGTTACTGCCGAATACAATAAAAGAAAGTCTGA